GATGTCGTTGATTGTTTTGGCATAGCCATAGCGCATTACATATTCCGACCGGCGGCCATATTTGATCAGGTTGGCGGCGCAGCGGGCGAAGTAGCGAAGGTTGGTCATTTGCCTGTCTCCGTTGTCCAATAAGAGGGATTAGGCGGCAATCCAGCCGCGCGCCTTAGTGTATTTTTGCCATTGGCCGTCGCTCCAGCGGGTTTCGATTCCGGCGCGAACCTTTGGCCGCGGGATGTCGGTCGTTTCAACAACGATGGCTGGAGTTGAACCGCCTTGCGGCAATTCGCCCTCGACAAAGATTCCGTTTCCGACGTAGCAGCTAATGCGGCCGTCCGTGACAGTAGCGGCTTTGCCGATCGCATCTGATTCGGCGCACCTGCCGAGTCCGCGAATGCGGTAGGCCGGCAATTCCCAAACGTGGCGAATCTCTTTCGGGTCGGAATAATGGGTCGACCGGCACTCGATCGCCAAGTGTCCATTATCGAGCTTGATCATCTTTCCATGAAGCGCCATATTCGACTCCTCTTGTGAGACTGTTTAAGCACGTCTCGTAGTTCTTGTCAAACAGAAAGAATGGGTTTGACGAAATATTATTCGGGTGATAGAGTGGGAGCATGGAAACACAAGCGAATGAGATAGTCGATCGCGTGACTCAGGCTATTTTTCGGGTGCGCTATCAATCGCCGCAGCAAATCGCCCGCGCTGCGATGGCCGCGATGCACGAGCCTACGGAAGAAATGGTTGCAGTCGGCAAGGGGATGGCCGGCGGCGAATTGGTAGCGAAGGGATTCTGGCAGGCTATGCTCGCGATCGCCCTCAAATGACCATTGCCCAGCCCCTTCTCAAGCGCAGGGGCCGCCCCCCCATTCCCAATCCAGGCAACCGCCAAGAAGTTTGGACCGGCATTCGCATGTCTCATGCACTATCTGCCATGTTGGACAATAAGCGCGGCTCAACCCCTCGATCCACATTTATCCGCAATCTCATCGAGCAAGCTGTTGCGCCAAAAGCAGACCCGCGCTAGAATGCGTCAGGCTAAGCCTGACAGGTCACCCTGTGTGGCCATCTCAATACCGTTCATATGTAAACCCTGCGCCACATTTCGCCACAATCATGTCAAGACCCTAACCCATTGATATCGCTAGCCGCTTGACAAACCCCACCAAATATGCCCCAATCCATCACCCCTTCGCGCGTTCCTCATGCGCCCGCACCCCGCGCGGCGCATTAATCAGCCCCATAAGCCCTTGACGCGCAACACCAGCTAACGCACATTCCACCACATGACCGACAGAGCCGCAGAAATAGCCGACCGTTATATCTCAATCGACGGATCAGAGCCCAAACCCGCTCGCGGAGACAAGCCTTCAAAAGGCAAACATGCCAAACGCAAAGCCCGCGTCCCAACAGGCCCATCATACCCACCCCTCGAAGGCGAAGCCCGCAAAGCCCTCATAGGAGCCCCAAGCTCATACAAACCAATCTTCGCAACCCAGCTAATCGCCGATCACGCAGACGGATATTCCCTCTCAGGGTTCGCAGCAAAGGTAGGCGTCGCCAGAAACACCTTAACCGATTGGATGGTTGCTCATCCCGAGTTTGACAGCGCTTACGCGCGCGCAAGAGCAGCTAGAGCCAGATGGTTTGAACAGCGCTTTCTGGCAGCCTGCGAGAGCGGCGGAATAGGGTCGCAGGGCAATCTGCTGGTGTTCGGCCTTATCAATGCAGCACCAGAGGATTACAAGCAGAAACAAGAGGTTAACCACACAGGCCAGCTCACCCTGGCAGACCTGATTGACCAGTCCATGAAGCTCGTCAATCCTCCCACCATCGAGCATGTCCCGGACAGCCATAAAGACAAGCCGGGCAACACTGAGTGATACCCTCACGTTACCCTACATTGCAGCCTGCCAGCCAATACATTGATAACACAACACAATCCAGCCAATAGCACCTGATTGGCAATCAGACGACCGGCCCCCATCAAGGTCGCGCCCTGTCAGGCCATATGGGCGAGTTCGCTGTGTCATCCCTCCGACCGGGCGGGGGCGATAATCACATCTTCACAGTACGGCTGCCAAAAATCCTGAAATAATTCTCACGGAAATTTACATGTGGATTTCGGGGAATGAGATTGGCGGGATGAGTGGGCGGCGGACGGATGCGATGAGATATCGATCGCCGGGGCGGCGAATCCGCTTTATGTGGCTTGACGGGGCTATGCTAACGGATTAGTCTAACTGGCATGGACGCGCCGTTGTGCAAAATATGTGGGGAAAGACATTGGAGGGGCTGCACATTCAAGAACTCGAAATCCGCTGCGAGCTTTGCGGAAACGAGGATTTCACCGTCCGCTCAACCGGAGACGCTTCGATCGTCGGCGTCTCCATTACCTGCGATTGCTGCCAAGCGTGCTCCTCGGGGAACTTTCGATCGGACAGCGTATCAGAGGAATCTGATGAGGAGGAGGAGGGCGGAGGACAAGGCCAAAAAGGTCGCATCTACTTTATCGCCGGACCCGCCGAAGACGACCCCGTGAAAATAGGATTTACTGGTGGTCGCGTGGCGGATCGCGCGCGGGCTCTTCAAACCGGCAATCCAATCCCACTGTTGGTTTTGGCCGAAATGGAAGGGTCGCTCCGATTGGAGCGCCGGCTTCATGAGATGTTTGATGGCGATAGAGTAGGCGGAGAATGGTTTAAGCGGACACCGAAATTGATGGCCGCGATTCGCGTTCTTTCATGACGTGGTATCGTCGCCGGAAGGCTGAGAGGGATGGGAAATGAGCAAGCTGGTTTTGATGCTGTTGCTGGGGTGGGTGATGTCGGGGGCTGTTGCTCTGGCGCAGGAGGCTGATCCGTATGCGAGTCCGATGGAAAGGGAGACGAGCGCGTATCTGCGGATGGATCATATGATGATGCTGGAGGAACGGATGCAGGCTTTGGAGGCTCAGCAGAGCATTGATGAGCAGGCAATGATACGGTCGAGGTATTGGAAATGAAGTCAAGCCTCGCCGATAGCAAATCTGGCGACGAGCCGGCGAAGCGTCGGTTCGGAGATTCTGTCGTTTGAGAAACGAACGCGCCATTCGGGCTCTTGCCATTCAGGCTCTTGCCAGGCAGCTTTGCGAGAAAGGCCTGCGCCTGGGATCGGCTAAGAAGAAATATGGCCCGGAAGGACAAGCCCGAATGAGTGAAGAGGATTTTTGGGTCATTACGCCGGCTGTAGCCGCAGCGAAGATAGTGGACACGCTTTGTGGTGATCTTCCGATGGACAGGCGTCTCGCGCTCATCGAAGCTATAGACGCGGCAATGAGTGCGTGGGGGTTATTGACCGCTTCGGTTGAGATGGAAGGGCAGCGAGGATGAGGATCACGGATGGGATGGTTTAAGCGATCACCAGCGCGAGATTTTCAGGGCCACGATCAGGGGCTGCTGAATGGCCCCTGTTTGGGCCTCCACCTTGAGCCTGCAACAGCGTAGCCTCATGCTGTTCAATCCTCTCAAGGTTCCCCGGACCATGACCCGTGAGGAGTGGCGAGACCTTGATCGCTGGCGTCGGATGACCCAATGCGATCCTGATGATATGCGTGACAGGATATTGCAGAGGATCGTGGATTATCATATTTTTAACCTCTCGCAGCCCGATCGTATTGATACCGCCGCGATGATGGGCAGGATCATTGATATTCATGGTTTCATGGGGCCATATCAGGAATGAAAGCCACCCGCGCCGAAAAGATAAGGCTGTGGCATGATCACCCGGCGGCGATGGTGCGGGAACTGTTCGGAGTAGAGCCTGACCCGTGGCAGGAAGAGGTTCTGGAGGCCTTCCCGCACAAGCAAAGAATCGCAATGCCGGCAGCGAAAGGTGTTGGGAAGACCACCTGCTTGACGTGGATTGCCTGGAACTTCCTTTTGACGCGTAAAAACGCCAAGTGCGCGGCGACCTCGATCTCCGGCGACAATCTGAGGGACAATTTCTGGACGGAAATGGCCAAGTGGCAACAGATGGCTCCCATTCTCAAAGGGGCCTTCACATGGACGAAGGAAAGAATATTCGCCAATGAGAACCCGGAACAGTGGTGGCTGTCCTCCCGGACCTACACCCAGTCCGGGGACGCGACCCAGCAGGCCAACACGCTGGCCGGGCTGCATGCCGATTATATCCTGTTTCTGATCGATGAGTCCGGGGGGATGTCAGATGCGGTTATGGTCTCGGCTGACGCGGCGCTATCCTCATGCAAGGAAGGTCATATTGTTCAGGCCGGAAACCCGACCGCGCTTGGAGGTCCTCTCTACCGGGCAGTTCAGAACGAGAATAATCTCTGGCACGTGGTGCGGATAAGCAGTGACCCTGATGATCCGAATCGAAGCAATCGAATGTCGATTGAGTGGGCCAGACAATTCATCGAGGAATATGGGAGGGACAGCGACTGGACTCGCGTAAACGTCTTCGGTCTGTTCCCGAGGTCAGGATTTAATGCCCTCATAGGGCCGGAGGAAGTCAGGGCTGCAATGAAGAGGGCCTATCGCGAATATGATATCGGCCCGGTAGCAAAGGTGATGGGGATCGATGTCGCCCGGTATGGGGATGATTCATCGGTCATCTCAAAGCGGCAGGGGATTCAGGCCTATACGTTCATTTCTCATCGGGCGCTGGATAGCGTGGCCGGGGCGGCGATCGTCAATCGGGAGTGGTTTTCATGGGAAGCCGACGCGGTGTTCATCGATGACACCGGAGGTTTCGGTTCGGGATGGCTGGATCAGTTGAGATTGCTGGGCAGGGCTCCGATCGGGGTTCATTTTGCCGCCAAGCCACATGAAAGACAGAGATACGAGAACAAACGAGCCGAGATGTACCAGAACATGGTCGATTGGATCAAGGCCGGGGGGGCCCTGCCGGAAGATCGGGAGTTGCTGGAGGACTTGACCAATACGACCTACTCGGCCCCGAAGGGCGTGCTGATTCTCGAACCGAAGGAACTGGTCAAGGCCAAGCAGTTGGGACGATCCCCAGACAAGGCCGACGCACTGGCGCTCACATTTGCGGAACCCGTTTTGCCGGTTGCAAAAGAACGCCGAAGACCTCAGGGGCTGGCCCAGCCGTATAAGCCCTTCGCGGAAATGGACAGGGCGTCCGAAACCTCCTATGGTCCGGTGGGCTATAGCCCGTATCGGGAACCGTATTGATGAGCTTCCTGCACCCTCAAGCGCCTCCAGCCCCGCCGCCTCCGCCGCCCAATCCTCCATTGCTGGCTAACTCTCAGGCTCAGGCGACCGGAGCCGCAGCGGCAGCAGCCGCCGCAGCAGCCGCCGGGGGAGGGTTTGGCGGGACCATCACCTCAAGTCCGCAAGGAGCCTCGTCGCCCACGACGGGAACGAAGCAGCTTTTAGGCCAGTGATTTTATAGAAAGATCGACATGGCCCGCTCCGACGCATCCTACGCCGACGCTCCTTATGATGATATGAGCGCGACGCTGCTTTCCGAACAGCCCCTCAGCGCCCCTGACAAATCAAAGCCCGGTATGAACTGGGACGCCATCTTTTTTCATGTCGAGGCCCGGCTCAACCAGATGCGCTCGTGGCGCTATTCCTGGTGGGTCTACTGGAGCGTGCTGGCGAGATTCTTCAATCCACGCAGATATGAATATCTCGTCACCGCCAACAAGATGACCAAAGGCCACCCGATCAATGATGCGATCATTGATTCGACGGGCCTCCTGGCATTGCGGACATGCGCGGCGGGGCTGTGGACCGGACTTACCTCACCCTCCCGTCCATGGTTCAATCTGGATATCGCCCTGCCTTGGGTACAGGCCGACGCGCAGGCCAAGGCATGGTTAAAGGATACCCAGGACAGGCTCTACACGATATTCAAGCAGTCCAACTTCTACGACATCATGGCGCAGGCATTCCAGGATGTCGCAATGATCGGAACCGCGCCGATCATCATCTATGAGGATTCCGACGATCTCGCCCGGTTCTATCTCCCGAATGCCGGGCAGTATTTTTGTGATGTATCGTCGAGGCTGGACAACGACACTCTCTATCGGGAGTTCACCTTCAATGTGATTCAGATCGTCGGCATGTTCACCATCGAGAATTGTCCGACCGAAGTCATCCGCATGTGGCGTCAGGGCGGAGCATCCCTCCAGTTTGAGTTCATCGTCGCTCACGCGATCGAGCCGAACTTCGATATCGCCAGGCGCGGGGTGAGCGCGGATAACGACACGGTCTTTACGGTTCCGAAGATATTCACTTACCGGGAAGTCTATTGGCTCAGGAATTTGAAAACACCGGAACCGCTGAGCATACGGGGTTTCAATGGCAAGCCGATGATGACTCTGAAATGGTCCAGCGTCAGCAATGATCCGTACGGACGATCCGCCTGTATGGATGCGCTGGGAGATGCAAAACAAGTCCAGCTTGAGACCCTGCGAAAGGCCGAATTCATCGAAAAGGGCGTCAGGCCTCCAATGGGAGCCGATCCGTCCTTGAAAAATGAACCCCTTTCAACAATGCCTGGAATGACGACCTATGTCGCCGCTGAGAATGGCAAGCCGGGGTTCTGGCCGTTGTTTCAGGCTCCTCCCCAATGGCTGGCCGGACTGACCGCAGATATCGACAAGGTCAATGCGAGAGTCGAAAGAGCCCTGTACGTCGACCTGTTCATGGCTATATCGCGTATGGAAGGAGTTCA